CCTGTTCTCGCTTGCGACTATCAATCCTCTCACATACAGACTCGTAGTCATCTGATTCCTCAACCGTGTAGGTCACTAAGGCATATTCTACGTCAGGCATCGGCAGATCTGTATTGATATAGAGTCCAGATTGAGCATGATAAAGGTACACTGTTGTGAGCATGTCACCATTCATATTGAAAACGTCGGCTCTGACCTTGCGATCTGGTCTTTTATCATATAGCTGTAAAGCTAAAGGCATTCTTTCGCCGACGGTAACTACGCTCATTCCACCCCTGCGATTTTGTCGGCAGCCTTATGAATGTCATGGAGGTCCAGGCTGTCCGTGTGTTCACCGAAATTGTAATTGTATGTTTCTTCTAAAAACCTACCGACTAATTCTGTGCAAATCAAGTATCGTTCATGATTAAGGATGACAGTGCCAGCCCACTTGTTCAATTGTGAGTTGATCAAACCGATGGCATTTAAAAACAATTGAGCAAACGAATACCCCCGGGAGTTCTCGATAATGCTCGATAAACACTTGTCCACTTTCGCAGGCTCTAGCGGAGTCGGGAGCTTGATATATTCCCAAGGGTTGTTGATTTTTAACCAACTGACGGTGTCGATTACCCTAGCGTTTGGCCAAACTGACTCATAGATCAAGCCCGCGTGTTCCGTCTTCACCAGCAAGCAAACATGGGAATAAGGCAAGTTCTGCGCCTTCATGATGGCCCAACCGAGCGGGTTAAATCGTTTTCTTCTGGAGAAAATAATAAATACTTCCATCACACGACCTCGTTCATAATGAGGTTAATTCCAATGGTCTTGTCTGAAACAGACGTATAAGTAAATTTCAACTGTAACCCTGAAAAAACATCAGCATCAAATTCAGATTGCTGTGAATAAAAACCACTCGGAAGATTCACGTTAAATCCGAATTGGTTTAGGACTGTGTTTGGATATCCTGAGTAAGTTCCCGTAGCCGTGTCGAGAACTCTAAGGTCTACCTTATCGCCGACCTCACTTCCGACAATTTGAATTTCCTTCATCTTTGCCCATGTTAGTGTCGCCGTATAGATCACATCGTTAGGTGATGCGCTTACTACGGCTGCCGTGATTCCAATCACTCTCTTGTAGAGCTTCTTCCCGTTAATCACCTTTGCAGAAAATGGACTTGTCTCAACAGTTTGTAGAACTGACTTGTTCCCTGAGTTTTTGTAGTAAGTTTCGAAGTCGGCTTGATCAGATCCGGAATCTTTCAGAACGCTAGTCTCGAATCCTTCATAAGTGATTGAATAAAATAGATCTCGGTCGTTCCATCGCAGGAGTGCTTTGTTTAGGACCTGAACTTTGAAAGAAGACCAAGTTAAAAAGATCATATTCTCCCCTATTAGTACAACGAGTATCGTATGATGTAGTTGAACAAGGCTGTCGACAAACTTCCGCTTCGCACTCTTAGCCAAAGTTTTTCAACTCCGGTAGACGCCGTCGAAACTGGAGCAAGTGTTGTTATATAACCATCAAGATACATATCCACGTCCTTAGAGTCGGCCTGAGGTACTGAACTGAATGAAACCAGATCAGTGTCCGTAGCGTTTCCGGCCGATTTTGTTGCTTTATTCGCTCGTAATTCGAAGATTAATGACTTGTCCTCAGAAATGAAAGTCGCAAATCCAAGCCAAATTTGCTTTCCAGAGGTGATTACACCAAGATCATACCAATCATCTTTCGTTAACGTCGCCTGTGCTGAGGCTTGTATTGTGAGATCAAAGACCGGTTGTATCGAAGCCACGCATTTACTCCGTCGTATAATTTAATGAATATAAATAGTCACCAAGGGCGCCGGACTTGCTCGTCAACCTTAACCACCAACGTTCAACCCCAGAGCCTACAATAGTTGCAACGTGCAGTCTTCCGTTTTTATAAAGATCTCTCGTCAGGGTTCCAGACTTTGGGGAAACCGACACCGTATCCAACAAAGTAGTTGCGCCAGTCGTCCCCGCTGATTGACCTGGGATATTCGCCCTTATTTCAAACGTGACAGACTTAGATGGAGATGTGTATTGAGCGTTTCCGACCCAAATTTTGAAGCCCGCTGGGATGGCGCCAAGATCTATCCATAGCGATGTCCCGACTTGTCCAGATCCTTTTAGGTTCAAGTTAAAAATCGTCGCCATTAAATCTCATTCCCGGTAAAGAACCCTCGCACTGTCCCGCGCGAGTTTGAACATTCGTATGTAATCTTGAACTTATCCGTGGCGGTACCAATGATGACGCCGTTGCCGAAATTTATAGGAACTGTGCTTTGACCTTGCCCGCCAACTTGAAGGGTAAGTGAAAAAAGAGTTTCCCAAGCTCCAACGCCACCGGTCTGCTTCTTGAATCTAACAATTGTTGTGAATTGCAGGTCGTAGTTTCCAGTGAAGTTGTTAATTGAGAATTTTTTTCCCGTTGGAACTGTGTAGGTTGTTGTCGAGAGATCAGTTTCCGTTCTCGTTGTTACGGGTTGAGATTCGTATTTATAAACTCCGCCAGTCGAGGCCCCGAGACTTATTGCTATGCTGTTAAGAATTGTCAGCGTGTCCGCGTCGTAGACCTTTAGTCGGTCAGTTAAGTTTCCAATTGGGGTACCGTCTGTTCCGCCGATTATCTTCTTTGAAAATATTCCTTTTATCCAATCGGTTCCGTCTGAAATGCTTAAGTCTGAAGAACCATCATTGACGATAACGTTTCCAGATCCGACTTGAGTTATGATATTGCTGGATGCGGCCCAAAGTAAATAGTCCTGATACGGTATCGTATATGAACTGCTAGCCGGTATCGTGACGCCAGTATCTGCAATTGAGATCGGTGAAGCGGTATTGTTCTTTAAGACCTTGCTCACGCTGTACCTCTAAGTTCTAATCCGCAAACGACGTTCTTTGGGTTTCCTGAATTTATTCTGACAGCCAATTGCTTACCGGTCGGGACTGGAAAGCTGACGGCAAACGCGTTCCCTTTTGCTGATGTTACCGTGACCGTACCAAGCGACGTCAAGCCCACACCGTTTCCGTCATGGTAAAAAATCTCCGCGACATATGTTGTCGTCAATTCATTGGTTATAAATACAGACTTAACGACGGCGCTGCTTATGTAAACCCATCTCCCAGATATATTGGACGGTACTGTTTCGCATTGGAGATAAGTGTTTGGAGTGACTACTCCGGATCGACCAAAGGAAAATCCAGGGCTTGCTGATGTTATTACTTTGTTTCTGACTTCTTTAATCGCGTCTTCTGAGTTCGTAGAGATGAGGTCAGATCCTGATGGGTTGAATATTTCGTAAATAGCTCGTCTGAGTTTCCATAATTCGATGTATGCAGCTTCGGTGAAATCTTTAAAACGTAGATTTCCACTGCCGTCAGTATCAATAACGCGATTATCATTGTCTTCAAAAGCAATACCTCTTGCGGCGAGATAGTCTTCACTTGGATCTGCTTCCGTAGGAAATGGATCAACCTCGGTACCACCATTGGCAGAGTTCTCTATTTTTAGAGGTTTTACCTTATCCATGTCATCCTTGAAAACAGGGACCACGGACGAGCCGTGGCCCCAAAGACTTAATCATTTTTAGTAAAACTATTCCATTTAAAGGTGCTCAATTGTTCCGCTGGCCGCCATTCTAACTACACCGCTTCCGCTTACATCCCATACTGCATAAGATGAGTAAACATCACCGCCGCTTAATCGTCTTCCGACAAGAACTGCGCCGATTCTATTAACATCGGACTGATTGATCGGAGTGATTTTTGACTCAACAGAGAATGTTGAAAATTCATCTTGTGCTAGATAGAGGATTGCGAATCCAGAAGCGTCCATGACTAGCAATTTTGAAGTATCTTGTGCTTTTGCGATCTCCAATGAAATATAATTGATCTGATGAGTAGAAGTTAAACCGCTTGACCCAAAATCAACGGGAAACCCGGGCTTGATGAACAATGAATCCAATTTATTCGCAGTGTATTCATCAGTATCAAGATTAATAGTGATTCGCTCATCGCTATGAGACATTTTTAAAACAGCCTGTCCGTTCTTATCTTTTAGAGTAAGATTTGAAAGGATTCTCATTGTATAAATACTCCCGTCAGTTGATGACTTAACGGCAAACGCAGTTCCATCCAAGTTAGCTTTTAAGACTGGATCTGCACTCCCTGCAACAACAGCTCCAACTTCGAGAGGCGTGTACTTAGGATATACGCCTGCATTAAATTCTGTCATTGTAATCCGCTGCGGGTATTGCAATGAAACATTATTCAGATTCATCTTCACCAATTTATTTGCTCCCATTTTTTTCTCCTTAGTTTCTGGCATAATTGCCAAATTGTTTTAAATCCTAAAAAGCCGTCGCGCAATTAAGCGGCCCGACGGCCAAGTTGTTGAATATGTATCTGCAATGCGGTTGCGTTTTTAGCGTAACCAACTTGTACAATCGTCTTACCAGCGCCAGTTGGGATTGAACCAGTAATTGCTCCTGCTGTTGTTGCGTCCAAATAATATCTAGCTCCAGAAGAGAGTCCAGAAAATCCAGACAACAATCCTTCAGAAACAACCTCAACACCGGCAGCAAGAATAGCGGCGGCTTTAGCAAATCCAATCGTAAAGCTCTTTGAGGTGCTATCTCCTAAAGATTTGGACACGGTATCAGCGGCAGAAATATAAACAGCATCGTTTGCCGCTAAAGCCTCTCCTGCAAAGTAATTGTTTGTCGTCATTTGAGATGAATCAGAAACGCCCAAGTTGTTCCAAGCAGTACCGTCCCACATCCAAAGGCTACCGCCAAAAGACACTAGATAACCTTGGTCGGCGTTTGTTAACGGTGTAGCTGTTGGCATTGTGGACATGTGAGGAACTTTGAACGCATCGACTTGACCACCAGTATTCGTCGCAAGACCCCAGCGAATATCAGAAGAAGCAGTCATTGTATTAGAGCGATCCTTACCCATGATGTTATCGAAAATAAGATCACCTGCGGTTTGGTTGAGCCATCCTGTAGACGGATCAGAAACCTCGAAGTAATCCTGGGCTGTGTAACCCTTCATGGTGATCTCGTCGTTCAAAGAATCGTGCTCTAAAGGAACACCATCCAACGAAATGTAGAGAATTTTCCTTTGTGCCATATTTCTCCTCGCTTAGTTAATTCTTCGGAATCTCTTTTACTTCCAAAGTATTTTCATCGATCAATTTTTCATTGAGGTTGATACCGAGGCGAGATTCGATTCTTTCTTTGACGGCCTTGTATTCCCCAATTGATTGTTCGACGTTCTTGCGAGTCGATTCAAGTCTAGTTTTGTTATGTAGCTGTATCTGCATTGCCTTGTTTTGATACTCGAGTTGCATCATCTTGCCCTCTGCTTCTGAGAGCTGCGCTTCGGCTTTACGGCGTTGCATATTCTCAATTTTGGTCATCCATTCCCAATATTCTTCCGGCGTTAACTTAGGAAGATCTGATCCGTTCTCGTTTTTTGCCATTACATTCTCCTCATAGGTTGCATCAGGTTAACAATCAAGGTCGTAGCGGTGACGGCAAATCCAACTTGTTGGACCATCCCAGTGGAAGGCGGAGTAAGCGTCAACCCGCCAGTGGTGCTGATAAAGTGAGGCGCTCCAACAGTGAGTGATGAAAGAATGTCGAGTTTTCCAGAAAGCACGACCTTCAGCCTCGTCGGCGTTGGCTTGGAGTAACCGAACGCAAAAATACCGTTCGGCATTTCTGTTATAGAGTTGCTTGTCAACTTTGTCACAAAATTGGACCCAGACACGACTACAGGATCTCCAGGTTGTGTCGATAAGTCGGTATCAAACTCCAGCAACTCGGCTGGCGGTCCGATTTCTCCCTGCGGTCCTTGAAGTCCCATCATTCCCAGACCAAGAGGACCGCGTTCCCCTTTCAGGTCAACCCACTTACCCCAAGAACCATCCGGGTTTTTGAATCTGATCTCGGTGCCGCGCCATTGATAATCCGGCGAAGGACCAATAGGACCCGGTTGCCCTTGCGGACCGTCCTGACCCTTTTGGCCCTTAGGTCCTTCTGGGCCGGTTCTGTTTCTTGGTCCAGCCGTTAGAATCATTTTATTATCTTACGCCTGATTTAAAAATTAAAGTGCATCGGCAATTGCAAACTTGTTCTGGTCCTGCGGATTCGTCCCCTGGTCCGTCCATGTCGGCGTCCGGTGGGACAATGAACTTGTCGTCGAGCTCAACCTGCTTCCCGTTCATATCGTAGTGATTTGGTCCGTCTCCCATGTTTGGTCCGTCACCGTCGCGTGTTCGATCATCTTGCAGGGAAACCCATTCCTTCTTCAATCCAGGAATTTCAAGACTCTTGGCCGCTTCGAGTGTGGCAGAATTTGAAGCCATACCAATTTCTGTTCGAGCGATTGTTCGAGCACGACCTGCTGAAAGTGATTCAAACTTAGCTCGTAAGTCGCTAGCGAAACTCCCCTCTGCGTCTTGTTCAAGTATTGCTTCAGAGACAAGATCTTGGACCACTCTTCGTACCTGTTTGCGAGTGGTGCCTTCAATATCCGTAATCGCTCTTGCTGTTCTTCGGTCAACATATTGCTCCGCCCAGTGCTGCCAGGTTTTCTCATTCTTCTTTGTCTCCATGAGCTTGAGTTGCGACTTCGCGTTTTGGAACACATGAGAACCAAAGTCATCGACGGTGAATTTGATGTAGCGCTTGAGTGTGCGAGCAATGTCTTTCATGCCATCGTCGATGACTTTTTGCATGGCATATTCGGCAACCTTTGGATCTTTGCCTTGAGCAGCTTTGCCGAGTTCACGTGCGAGTTCATCGAAGTCCTGCTCTAAAGAACGAGCGAAGGGTTTTTCCAGTTGCTTGCGCTTGGAGTTAACCCTCCGCCAGGATGTAGTTTTTTCGTTCCGGTTCAAGAGATTGAAAGACTTCCATCCCTTCTCCCCTTCTTCCGAATCTACTTCTTCGGAACCGGTTTCTTCGTTGTTGTCTTCTTCGCTGGTTTCTTCGACATCTTCGCCTCCTCCTTCTGGAACCTCGCTAGTCGGAGGTTCTGGAGTATTATTAGCCACCATGTCTTCTGGATTTTCAAGTATTTGATTACCTATTACGAAAACATCCCAACCCGGTTTTTCATCATATCCGCTGGCTATGCGCTTTTCGTTCTGTGTGAGCCAATTTGCTCCACCGAGTGACGTATATTTTGATTCTCGCTTTTCAACGAGGGCTTCAATGTCGTCCTTGTCGTACTTCAACTCCAGCCCGTCACCGAACATTGGAACTAACCAACGGTTAAATTCGAACTGAACAAAGTCCATAATTGGGAGAATTGTATCCTCGAAAAATGCTTGTCGAGCCTCTTTGTAGTTGGAATAAGTCGACTCACCAAACCCTAGCATCTGTCCCGGTACGCCGTAGATAGAGCAAATGTCCAACCCTGAGACCTCGCGGCCTTTGAGCCATTCCATTTCCTTAGGCGAGAGAGATATTGATTGCCAACTTGTTCCGCCTTCGAGAAGCATCGGACGGCCAGCATTGCGCGCGCCTTGATGCGCTTGTTCGATTTGTTCCCGCAATCGGCTGAACTGTTCGTTAGTGAGAGTTCCGCCTGGATTTGCTTCTGACTTATCGACTTTAAACGCTCCGGAAGGACTGGCTGAGTTCTGAAGAAGTGCCAAGTTCCACTTGTTGGCGTGGTTGTATTGATCCACTCCCAATATGGCAGCTTCCATCGGGCTCATGCCGTACCAAATATCGATCGGGTTGAACGTCTTCACGTGCATGATCATTGACTTCAAAGTGATCGGGTCAACGTCCCAGTATTTTTCCTGCGTACCTGTTTTGAAGCAGTACCGTGCCGGATATCCCATGTTTCCAGGAATGATCTTCATCAAGTCAGGTCGCAAAGCCCATAATTCCATTGGCGGTCTGTTCGGGTTCGGGCCAACGCCTTCGATGTAACTATTTCCGGAGATAGAAAGATAACTGATAAACGATTCAAAGAACTGTGACCACCCTTGCGTCGGATTGGGTTTACTCATCAAGTCCAGCAAGGGGTGAGATTCTATTTCTGAGTCCCCACCTTTTTTATAAAGCTCCCACTTGATACCCGCACATCCTGTTGCGATGATCTTGATACATCGGAATACGACAGCATTTTTCTGATAACCCTCTTTAGAAAACCCGGTGTAGTTGCTCGGGGTGGCTATCGGTTGGCCCAGTCTTTCGATGGACATTGCGATCCTGGCTTGACTTGCTTTTGATTGAAACATGCCACGGATTGCTTGTAGTAAATTCATAAGCTTCTCACCCTTGGGTTAAATGTTGAGAGGTTGTTAAAATACTCAGCCATCTGGCTGGTGGTGTCAACTTGGTCATCATGTGCGGTTGCCGGGAATTGCTCGTGCTCGACGAGAAAGTCACTAAGCCACGGCGCGTTTCTTGGGAGATAACAATTCCCTGAGCGCACCAAGGGAGTCGCAGCGATTGCGCGAGATTCTTTGTCACGCTGTTGAGGATCGTAAGGAATAATCGGCAACGTGGTCGACCTGCGCGCGTACTGAATAACGGAAGATCCACTGGACTTGTCCTCGATGCTGATAGCGTGAGGTCGCCATTTGTTGAATTGCTGGATGAGGGCTTGTTCGATGTCGGGAGCTTCGAGTTTGCGGCGGAATATGTCCAGCAGGTAGAGGCCTGACATTGTTTTTCCCCAGGTGGCACAAACGGTCCAGTCGTTGGAGAGTCCGGGTTTTTGGGCCGTGTCCCAGAACTGTGCAATGTGAATGAAGTTCTTCGGGATTTCATCGTAATACTTCCACCACTCGCGCTTGAATATTTCACCGCCTTGTTTTGTTGGCCTTTGTTGGTAGAGCGATAGCCAGTGCTGATCAGGAATACCTTCTTTAATTTTTGTCAGAGCCTCGACGTCGTAGCGTTCAACACAAAGAGCTTGCCCTTCAACTCTTCCGAGCGGGTCGTTCTCTTCAGCTAGACCTGGAAGCGAAATCTGTTTCCAGTCATCATTATGCTCATTGATCAAGTATCCAGCCAAGTCGTCATGGTGCCACCTGGTCATAAGTAGGATAATGGTCGCGCCCGGTTCTTGCCTGGTGTAGAAAGTTGTGTCGAACCAATCGCGAATTCTTTGTCGATAAAGTGTTGATGAAGCCTCTTCCCAGTTCTTGATCGGGTCATCGCAGATCAACAAGTGACCACCGCGGCCCGTGATCGAACCACCAACACCAGCCGTAATCATAGTTCCACCGAAAGTAGTTTCGAATCGATTTGCAGCCGCGGAATCTGGATTCAGTTTGGCAATTGTATGCTCGTTTGTTTCAAAATGGTTCCGCACCCATCGACCGAACCCGCTGGCGAGCTCGTCCCCGTAAGAGGTCAGGATAATATTTTTCTTTGGGAACGTATCCAAGTACCAAGCCGGAACCCACTTTGAAATGAATTCGCTCTTCCCGTGCCGTGGGGGCATGGTGACGATGTATCGACCGCCGCCATTGATAATTCCCGGGGTGATTTGTCGTGAGAGGTATTTAAGATGAGCATATGACTTCCATTGCTGTCGGCTCGCCACCTTTGCATATGAGTGTGGAAACCAGCGCAGCATGTCCTTGTCGATCATTCGTCGCTCAATTTCTCCGCTATGATCATGGCAGCTTCAGCGAGAGCCGGATCTTTCATGATTTCTTTCAGGACTTCACTTGTACGATTCGCCTTGTCGACCGCTTGACCTGAATCGATCTCGATCTTGTCTCGGTAAAGTCTTGGGTATCGATTCTTCATCGTAAAGATGTGGAATGTTTGTGCAAATGTCGCGGCCTCATGGAAGACAGTCTCCTTCACGGTGCCGTCCTCGTTGTGGATTTTCTCCACCCGCGCGACACGTTTGAGCTGCCCTGCTGTGCCAGCTTTCGCCAAATCCTCGTCGAATTTCAGCAACTTAGCCATTCCGATCTTTTTGGCTTCGGAAAACTCTTCGTGAACTTTCGTCCATTCCGACAAAGTGTCCATGCAAACATCAACCGAGGCGGCAAAACTCCAAAAGCTGGATCCACCCGCCATGTGCTTAATGAGAGCTTCACAAAACTCAGGTTTGTATTTTGAAGGTCTTCCTGTAACCATGCTATTTTCACCTCTAAGTATATGAAATAAAAGCGGGAAGTTGGATTTGGCGTTTCGTTTTTAGCCGCGTAGAGCTACGAGTATTTATTTAAGAATCGCGCCCGATCCACATTTAAAACGGCTGCAAACTCTCTTCAAGCGCCGTTACCAAATCCAACCCCCCAGTTACCAGTGGTATAACATGAGAAAAAACCTTGCAAGAATTCATTACAATCTGGATTTATGGACTGAGTGCAACTACAAAAAAGGCCCGATGAGAAATATGCAAATCATCGGGCCCCAAAAACCTACCCTTAAAACCTACCCTTAATAGAACAATGCCCCATTGGGTCGCTTCAAATCAAATAAAATTCTACTGCTGGACCTGAGGCTGCTCGGAGAACAATCCATTGAGCTCCTCGGCGGCGTCGTTTTTCTGCTCACCATGAAAGGTAACGTCCCGCGACTCAGGACCTTCCGGCAGGTAATTATTGTCATACTCAGCGATGGCGATACCAGCCAAGGCGTCGGCAAAGGCTGTCTTGAGCGCCGTAGATCGGGCCCTGCGCGTGAGCATGATCTTCGGGTAAGTATCCCAAGGCGTCGTCTTCTGTCTGCTTAATAATCCGGCAGTTTTGGCATCATCCAAGCTGAAGAAGGCTTCCACCATCGGTTGACCTTTACGTTTGATTTGGCAAACTGCGGCCCACGCCTGAGCGTTGAGGTTCTTGTTCGCGAAGCAAATGCGATTATATTCCTTATCAATAAGGAACTCTTCGATGCTTTCCAGCTCTTTCGTCTGACGGGCCAGCGCCAGCGGCAATTCTCCCCAAATACTCGGCGAGTTGTTCACCATGGCGATATTCCTCAGACCTGAGAAAGGTCTCAATCCCAACTCAATGGCAAACTCCATGGCTGCGAAAGTCTGTTGTGGTGACTCGTAACCCTTCGGGACCATCTTAGAATCGAACAGCGCCTTGGCCATTCGGAATCTTCCCTCGATGTCTTTGGCTTGCAAGTAACCTGACTCGCTCACCTCAACAACGGCGGCTGCCCTTGTGGCGACCGCTTTAGTTTCTGTCTTCGTTTCTTCTGTGCTCATCACTACCTCCTGTCGTAGTTTTTTATAATTAGCTACTCTTCATCACTCACTTCGCACTTATGCTCTTCAAACATTTTTAACATCGTGTATGTTAGATCATTCGTTACACGAAGCCAGTTGATAACACAACAACAGTCAGAAACTAACTTTGTTGAAAACTCAATTACATTGCTCATTTTTTCCTTCCCAACTGAGCCGCCTTCGAGAATGGATTGAATCCAGTGATGGGCTCTTTCATGTTCTTAGTTTTGTGATTGAGTTTTACCACTGGCGACGGCTGAAAGCCAATCTTTCGACCTTCCGATTTCGCAGCGTCAATCTCAGCGTGTATATTTTTCCGCTCCTCGATCTCTTTCACTCTTTGAGCGCGTTTTTTGTTTGCTCGCTTCTCAAGTATCGCCTTATTTTCAAGGATAACTTTCCGCTGCTTCTCTTTGAACTTCTCTGTCTTTGTCACAGTTCCTCCCATGTTCCGTATTTAAGTTTTTTCCCGCAATGTATGCATTGGCAATAGTCATTCGCTCCGTCGATCTTTATGGCAATGTGAAAGCAGGTCTCGTTCAATAATTTGTCGATACGCTTTTCTAACTCACTCAATGGGCCAATCATCGCGGCCTCCATGATCTTAGCTCTAAGGATTCTTTTTGATGGCGTCATTCACGTCTTCTTTTCCGCCACTCCTCGAACTCCGCGAGTGTTGGGTTTGAATTCACCATTTGCTTCCATTCGGGAAAAAGATGAGCTTCGGCTTTATATAATTCAATTTTTTCCGGAAAATTCAGAACTGCGAATTCGCCGTGATGTTGTGAGGCCAATCTATCATACGCTTCAGCTGCAATTTCTTTCGATGGAAAGCTGCCTATATTGACATTTTTCCCACTTAATCTAATCGAAGCTGTCCATCGATTTGTGCAACCTGATGCCGTTTTTACCCCGCGAAATCCAGTTCTGTTCTTGTAGATTCGATTGACCGCATTTCCGACGTGATCGCACAATCTCAAATTGCTTCTTCTGTTGTCCAAAGTGTTTCTATTAATGTGGTCGATTTGCTTTCCGCTAAATCCCATAACTAGCCTGTGGAAGAAAATTATCATCCTGTCTCTTTTTCCATAAATTATTCTGGCCATGACGTAAAATCCATATTTGCCTTTGTTTTGATAGAGACGCCAATTGATTATTTTCGTCATCGGTTCAAACTCTTTGTCGATCAAAACCGTCTGTCCATCAAGATGCCATTCGTAAACTTCGCCAGAAGCGCACCACTCTTTACTTTTCCCCATGCGGTTCCTTTGTCTTTTTCTTTTTGCTCCTAGTCGGCGCGCAGTTGTCACATATATGAACATCAAGCTCGTCGTTGTTTTGCATCAGTGTGAACCAACCGCTTTCCGGAGCTACCCAGTGCTCGCCGTTATAATGGGCACTTTCGGTGCGCTCGCATACATCACACATTATTTCGTGCTTAATCACTTCCCCTCCTTCAGGATGGCGTCGAGTTCGGCGTTGTCATCAACAATGAGCTCCTGAACTCCGGCAATAATGGCGTTTCTGTTCCGTTGCGAAGCGCAGCACTCGAGTGCCTTCACCAGCCGCTCAATCGCCTCAGCCAGTTCTAACAGTAACTGTACTCCTGGGCCGTATCTTCGTTTCACACTCTCCCTCGCTTCGGCTGCGAGTTTTAAGGGGTTGGTCATGGCTTTACCTCCGAAGAAAGGCCCGTTCTTTCGAGAACCCAAATTAATATTGCCTTGGTTGATTTTCCATAGAAAGGAACTTTCTCTTTCTCAATATCTGATTTAATCTCGAGCCTAGCAGTTTCGAAACCCTGCTTGAATCCACAGTAGAACGAAGGGTCTTCATGGGCAGATTGCCGTTCATATTGCCTGGCCCTCTTAATCGCAAGCATTTCTATTTTTGTACTCACCCATCCCCCTTTTCGCCGAGCGCTTGGCGAGCTAAAGTGCCGCCGTCTTTCATAACGACATGAGCGCCAAATTCAACTACATCGTCAGACACTTCAGTTGTAGACAACTCGTAATTCCTTTGAGACCCATAAAACTTCAATGCCTCCCTCAGCCTCTCAATCTCGGCGTCTTTGGCGGAGAGGGTTGCGTTTCTCTGGGTTTCCACGGCCATGATTTTCTTCTCAATGATCTCGACATCCAGCTTCGCTTCATCCCTCTCCAGTTGAAGTTTTTCGATGGTAGCGGAATCGCGGGAGTGTTGCCAGCGGGCGCCCTCGATGAAGCTGTAATTATCTATAAAAAAATCTATGTCGTGACAGTGTTCTGTCTCGTCTAATCGATAGGATTCCTGTCTCGCAGCTTCCTCATCAAACTCCGCCTTGGCGCCGCTGGGTGGGGTAGAATCTGCAGTGGCGATGATTGTCGGCTGTTCGTCTGGATATTTTGATACTCTTTTCACTTTATCTCCCCCAGGAAAATGGTTTCGGCGTTCATGGAACTTCCTCCTGATGTGACTTCAATCCAAACCCATGCGATTGCCAATGGTGTTTGTTAAAATAGTCGCCGATGATTCTCTGCACTTCATCAAGCATTCGATAAGCCTCTGGATGGGACTCTTTCAGATCAGGAAGTCTCTCTCCGATGTAATCTGAAATAGCCACTAGATCCTGTCCAGCTTGTAGGAATACAATAACGATCACCGTTTCGGTAAGCGTACTTTTCAGCAATTTCTCTTGGTGATAATTCTTCTTTGTCCGTCTTTTTCTTGCTCTTAGTGCCGAGAAGTCCATGCAACTCCTCTTCGGTCATTCTGTGATGAAGTAGCGGTGTCATTCCCTTTACTTCTATTTCAAATCTTTTCATTAAACCTCCCATATGTTAACTGCACTATACTTCACCATACCCCACATCGCTCCACTCTATACTTAACCCCTGCCACTGCGGGCGGGTTAGATTAACGTGTCGGCGCACCTAAAAGCGGTGGCATCTTTTTGCTTTCGTAAGCGCCTTGAATTTGTGGAACCATCCAAGCTCCTACGGTTTCACCGCTCGGTAAAACAATATGAGCCATGAATTCCTCTTCGAAAGAAGTGATCTCACTCTCCACAGCTTCAAGTTTTGCCTTGATCGCCAAGGCTAAAGCCCTCCACCGCTGGCGGCAAGCTTGCTCCCAGTGCTTAGCTGCATCTTCGGGACTTCTTCGAGCGCCTCTGGATTCCGTGTGAGTAAATTCCTTCAGATTTTTATCCGGCAAAGGAAGAGTGAATTTGATTCGACGACTCTTCATCTCAAATGCCACGACACAATTGGCGCCTTGCCACCCATAAATGAATCCCGTAGCTCCGTAACGGCTGAGAGTCCGTTCAATTTCCTGCCGGCTCCTCTCAGACGTGACTGCAGTCTTTTCGGCATACCTACTCATAACTCTCCCCCCTCATACCCATGAAAATCCCGGGGCTCATCCGGCCTCGTGAGCCATCCGACGAATAGGCCGCCTAGAATGAATGCGAGAAGGTGGGTCATGGGAATAACTCCGGATTCTCAGCACTAGAGATCAAACGATATTTCGGAATCGCAATCTCATTGGCCTTCATGAACTCCTCTAGCCACTCTTTCGTGATGGCCGATACGGCGTTACTCTCTGGCGTGTCGCCCTGTCTGATTGCCATGAACCAAACCTCAGTCGGGCTATCAGAGTCCGGCTCAAGTCCATTAGAAAGATGCTCGTAGTTTTCTTTTCGAATGTTGGCGACGGTGCCGACGAAGCAAGCGCATTCGCCAGAATAAGAAGTCCCGTGAATCTTTCCTCGCATCAAGTAGTCATACAGGCCTGCGGCTTCGGCTTTTGCGAACTCCAGTCTCTTAAAGAAGTCGTCCTTGATTGACTGTAAGTTCGCGCCTTGAAGGTCTGCGCCTCGAAGGTCTGCGCCTTGAAGGTCTGCGCCTCGAAGGTCTGCGCCTTGAAGGTATGCGCCTCGAAGGTATGCGCCTTGAAGGTCTGCGCCTCGAAGGTCTGCGCCTCGAAGGTATGCGCCTCGAAGGTCTGCGCCTCGAAGGTCTGCGCCTTGAAGGTCTGCGCCTCGAAGGTATGCGCCTCGAAGGTATGCGCCTCGAAGGTATGCGCCTCGAAGGTATGCGCCTCGAAGGTCTGCGCCTCGAAGGTCTGCGCCTTGAAGGTCTGCGCGTTGACCGCCTTCCTCACTTCGTGACCACTTCCTATGTTTCTCTAAAATATCTTTTAATTCTTCTGCGCCTAGTCCCATTCTCTCACTCCTTGCCCGGGGCGGGGGAAATTAAGTATTTACAATATCATGAATTGTTTTCAGCGCATCCTTCTTCGTTCGCATAAGTTCGTTCATCACTCGCGCCAGTTGAATCGTCTGGTCGATTGCCACCATTGACGGCTGCCGAATCACTTCCGTCTCCTGCGTGTCGTAATTGCTCTTGTTCAGTTGCTCCATACGTTGCATGATAAGCTCCGCGGACCTGTCGATATAACTCATGTGAGTCGATATCACCTCTTTTACAAGCGTCAATTGCTGTTTTGATTCCGATGAACGGGTCTCGCTTTCGACGATTCGTTTTGGCTCGCTCTTTGTGAGCGTCTCGATTCCTCTGATACCATTGAACTTGGTATTCTCGTTTCTTTGCTCTGTACTCTGGATCATTGGCTTTTCTCCTGCGCTCCCTAGCGGCGCGTTTGGCGTTAAGTTTTGTTTTGTTTCTGTGGTAGTGGCGAGTGTAGTGTCCGAGTCGCTTATTCTTTTCCTTGATGCGTTCTCGTTCACTGGCTCGGAACTCTGGATTGGAGTGATACTTTTTGCGATAGCGATCTGCTTCCCTCTCGCGGCGAATTCTCTCAGTCTCTTCTCGTGATCTTTTTTCGCTTGCTCTGGGGCGGCCTCGCTTGGGGAGAATGTTATCCCATCCCGTTGAAGTTGTTTCAATTTTTCTTTCCATAGTTTTTCATTCCCGGAAGACTTCACGAAATCCATGTCACAACCGCGTGAACAAAACTCCTGCTTACTCGTTGGCAAGCAACGAAATACTCTCAAACATTTACGACACGGTCTCGCTTGTAATTCCATTCAATCCTCGCTGGCGTAGCACAGCTCTAAAATGTATTTGCCGTTTTCTTCGGACGATTTTATTTTAGTCTTCTCTTTTGGCAAATGAAAATGCTGAACCAACTTCACATCATGATCAGTCTTTACTCCGAAGTCGATCAAGTCCATCAAAGTATCAATTGTATTGCGAGTCTCCAACATCGTAAGATCCTCGAAAAGATGTGTCGTGATAAACAATTTATCGAATCTCGTCACTGGCAAGTTCAACGAATTGATGTACTCGGTGGCGTCAACAATCATGCCATCCTCAATAGCCTCCTCACGGGAATATACTGAGATCATATCCGCTTTGTCCCAAATTGTTTCCATAGTTCTCCCTTTCTACTTTTTTTAACCAAATTCCCTTCCAAACTAATTCACGGCCATCATCCAACTGCAACCAAAGCATCCCTTGGATTCCTTTTCTCAATATTGTGCCTCGATGACCAATGCGACTATTGCGACTTTTGTTCTCGCCGATGATCTCAACGCGATCTCCGGTTTTAATCTTCTCCATAAAATTCCTCGTCGTAGAACGGCGGCTGAACATAAGCTGGAATCTCAGGATTTACAGCTCTCTCCTCGTAACAAGGCCAGATGTCACTCTTCATGCAATCGGCGTAAATCTTAGTCAGCTTCCGACGCCAAGCCTCTCCGACTTCCAAGTGATGCTCGCTCAGTGCGATGACGTTCAATCCGAATGGTGGATTCTTTTCGATTGGAATGAAAGTGAACGAGTCGTGCTTATTGTGACCCATGAGTTTCGCGCAATGAGTGTAATGTGCAGATTGAAGCAAGTAGAAGTATCCACGTTCTGAAAAGATGTCATGAGTGAAAGAACTCACAGATGCATCTCTGGTGCTCTTAATATCAATGATGTATCCAAGTTCGTGAATAAAATCTGGGCGATATTGAAGTATGACTCCTGTCTCAGGATCTTCCACCCATCCTGAAACTTCTCTCACTCCGTCACGCAACAAGCGCGAGGCCAACTTGTGACTGGCGATTGACTTGATCATTCCAACAATCATGTCAGCATCGTCTTGCGATAAGATCATGGCATCAGGCTTTTGCTTTGAAAGCCATTCAGCTTTTTTCTCTTTGACCTCTTTGCAGTTTGGACTCGTCGTCAACTCGCCTTTCTGAGTTTTACCTTGAAAGATTGGTTCAACGATGTACGTCTCAAGGAACCGCTGAGGATTCTCGAATGCAAAGTGAATCAACTTCCCTTGCCTAAGCGCCTCGGTCTCTTCCTTTGGATTATTGAGTGAGTGCTTTAAATGAGCAGGACTTTTTTTCAGTTCCTTCAAGTGCGATGATCTCAACGCTCTAAGTGATTTACCGAATGAGTCATACTGCTCGTAAGATACTCCGAAATGTAACTTTCCTAATTCCATATTTTCCCTCAATTACCCTGTTTTGTTTCTAGCAACTCCGCCTGCGTATTCATAGAAATCTCTTGTAGTTGTGATTCTTTTATCATCATTCGGCCTTCCGGCAATTGCAAAATCCATTGTTCTTCTTCTTTGTCGAAGGAAACTAAAACGCCGATGCGCTTCAGGTATTGTTTGTCTTCGTGCTTGACGATCACGACTGCTTGGTTCGGTTTCATTTTTCAACTTCCCTTACTCTTCAAACTATCCAACAGTAGTTTGATATTTGTTCTGTTCTTCTCCATCTGCTCCTCGCTCACTTGCTCTTCTTGCTCAGAATTTGGCGCAGCGATTTGCAACCTAGTCGATCCTTCAAGTTCAAGTTTTCTCTGCAACGGTTCCGTCAACTGCAGGTGAGGCACCCAATCCAAAGCGGCGGAAACTGTGATTCTGTTTTTATCTATCGCGTCCAGAACCGCCTTCTCTCTTCCCAGCATATCGAAACCCAAAGAAGCAAACCATTTCGCTTTTTTACCGGCACGCTTGGCCTCGGATACAGCGGTTTCGTAAGCGGCGTTGAAAGCCAATCTAGCTCCGTGAAAATCACCTGCGTCCAGAAGCGATCTACAAGCTCCCAAAGCAATTGCGCCTTCGTCCGTGACTACAGCGGAATCGGCCTCACTACGAGGAAGCAGGGCAAACATTTCCTCAGCGCTAGGGAAACCGCTCATGTGATCTTTCAAATCCGCTGGCATCGGCATCCTGGTGCGACCAGCTTCATTGCGAAAATGTTTCTGTGCTTCGTAAATCTCTTCCGGGACGAACCCTTGAAGTTGCTCCGCAAACGCGTTCACCCTTCCTTCGGTCATCGGAGCGTTCCAAAAGTCAGCGTCGTTCACTATCAGCTTTTTTATCGCCTTTAGATTATCGATCATAATTCTCCTCGGTCTATTTTTTCTCGCATTTCCTGAAGAGCGTCCGAGTTCTTCTGGGCATGTGTTCTGTGTTTAGACTGGAGTCCTTTCCTGTATTCCTCGAAGGCTCTATTGAGCCAGTTGTTCATGAACTTTCCAAAATCCTTTGGTGCCTTATGATAATTTGTCTCACACCACGCGTGGGCTTTTCTAACCTCGAAACATATCCAACTCGAGTTCGGGTACGCCCCTAGCCAAGCTTGCTGAGCCCTGTGCGTTACATCCTGAAGCCTGGTCCTGCAAATATCATCAACGTCAAACTCAAGGATGGGACCACGAGGTTGAGCTTTGCTCGACCGAGTGGAAATATCTCTTCCGGTTTTTTTCGCCTCGGTGCTTATTATATTTATTTCTTGAGATTGAGTTGGAGCTTGAGAATGAGTATGAGAAAGAGAAGGAACAAGAGAAGGAGAAGGAGAAGGAGAAGGAGAAGGAGAAGGAGGCTTCGCCCCGCTATCCTCCGCTAAGCGACCGCTATGTTCCGCTTCCCTTGGTTTACGTTTATTTCGAGATAGGCCTCCTTTGCGCCCTGCTTCCACCCTTTGCTCCAGCCAAGCAAAGGCTTTCTTTGAACCTTTTACGTATACAGATCCGTCGTTTCTGAGGTTTGCGAATTCAACCTCTATCAAAATGTCCAGGTCGCTAGGCCATGCTTTTTTAGGAACAGCCCCGAACTCAAGCCAGTTTTGCTGAGCCAAAACCCAGGCATCAGCCAATAATCCAAGAGCCTTATGTCGGCATCCGGTTTTTATCAAAAGTTTTAACCATCTTTGGTCTCTGAATAATTTGTCCTCAATATTGATCCTCGACATAATTCCCCTCTTTATGTTTTTAGATTGTTGATTTCATGAGCTGACGAAGGTAAGCGGCCGCTAGCCACCGCTATGCCTCGCTGAGCGTTCGATTTGAAACGGTTGCGTAAATAACAAACCATCAATCATTCCCCTCCGAATGACAGTGAATTTTACTTGACCGATTGTCGTGATTGAGTGATTTTCGGAATCGCTCGATTGCGCATACAATCGGGCAAACTCGCAAGAGTTAAAAGAGGCCGGGGAAACCCGGTCTTTTTTTTCCCCTAAACAAAGTTTGGTAACAGAAGTTTTTGCGCGAACCAGACGAAAAGAAAAACGAAAACGCCTCGCGTCTGCCCCAAACAATATCCAGCTGCTTCGCGTCTCGCCTATAAAACTAGCTCTTTTTGCCTGTCAACCGGGTCCAGTGGATCTTGACGTCCGTTCGGCCATCTTTTTTCACGTGCATTTCGCATATACCAGGCCATAGGCGAATCATATTCTGGGACCAAGCCATTTCCTTCCCTGCCAGATAATCGTCCTGCAGACCGCCTTTATTGGAGCCGTTCTTGGGCACAGAGAATGAAGTCCATGACGAACGGGCCGAGTTATATCCTAGCGCGAGGCACTGTAAGACAAAGTCCCGGTCCTCTTTGCAATCAGGCCGGTAATTTAAAGGTCTGGTCAGTTCAATATTGAGAAACGCCGCAACGTCGCAATACGAGTTTTTCACAAACGGCTTTTTGGCAGCCCAGGCGTACTGCTGATATTCCATGGCTCCGATGGCCAGGTTCGGAATTGACTTCAGGCAAGCCTCGGCCTGGAAAATGACTTGCGCAGGACCTGCCTTGATGGTCTTGCTGTTTTCCGTAAGGTGAAATGATTTAATGTCGTCATCCATCATCCAAATCCACTTGAGCTCTTTACCGCGCGCGACTTCCAATATTTGGTTCCGAACGTAGGTCACGCCCTTGTCATTTTCTGGAATGATCAAAAATGGAAAATTGGGAAATTCCGCCTGATATTCTTCGTACTCCTGAGGCTCCACCACCAGAGTGAACGGCACTCCATCACTATTCAGAAGGTGTGGTGTCGAGCACGTCTTCGCCCTCTTCTTGGTCGCTATGAATATTGGACTGGTCATCATTTTTCTTCCTTCGCTTGATGGTGTGCAGGTGCTCACCTTGTTTACGGTTCTTCACGCGATCGAGTTCTTCCGGAGCCGAAAGGCATTCCTGAATTTTTTCTCTGAAGTAAAAAACCACCGAGCATCGAATCGCGTCCGGCGTGATCTTCACCAACGGTGTATTCCCGTGGATCTCGTGAGGATTGAAAATGATCAGGTCCAAATTGTCCAACTTGACCGCGGCTTTGTATTCAGGGAAGCAAAGATTTGCGCCCACCCACTTGCCTTGTCGGAACACGGCCATGCAGCTGATGCCCTCTGGTAAGTTGCCAGCGTCTTTGTGATAAGCCGTGCGGAAGTTTCTGTTTACGGTCAACGTCGAGAACATCGTGCCCTCGATAACAAAATCTTTGTGCGCCTTCATCGCGAAGGCTTTTTGAATTTCGTAATGGTGCGGATCGGTTTCACGGAACTTACGGTCCACTTCTTTGATCATCGGAAACAACTTTGACCACTTGTCCGGTTGTTTCAGGTTCCAAGAACAGGCTCGGCAAAAAGGCATTCGCGAAGTCCGCTCGTAGTAACCAATAATTCCAGATTCAACTTCCTGGGCCACGTATTGGTTGTTGCGGAAATATCTCTCTTCACCGGAGGCAATTCCTCGGTTGTTTGTCGTGATCGGCATGTCACGTAGAGACGGCCAAGCCAGTGCTGCATTTTCAGGGGAGAGGGCTTTTTTAAGCAAAATGCATAGGATTGAACCGTCTGCGCGGAGCAGGGTCACATCTTCTTCGAAGAGAACGTCGTAATCCTTCTCGGTGGCTTTTTTACCGAGCCAAGGGTCATTATTTTTCTTTGAGACCGTTAAATGCTTCATGGACTGCCCTCACCACCGTGTCTGTCAGGTTGATTGTTCCCCAAACTTCTTGCAGCTTCACGCTCATGCGTAAAAATTCAGGGTGCGTTTTTCCGTTGAGAAATAATTGAACCATGCGCACCTGCGCTTCGAGGTCTTTATCATCCAAACTTCCGTCGGACAATCCCCTCTCGTGGCCAGCCACTTGAACCGTGGTGACGTCGGTCTCGACAACAGACATTTGCTCCATAAGGAAATTTAAATCCACACCTGGAAAATTGAAGGAGGTTGCGAGCTCTTCGAAGTCGATAGAGTTGTCCGATGAACTTTAAAAATCCTTCAGCATTATAATCGCCGTATTGAGAGGCCGCTGCTAATAGCTTGTGCTTGGCATGTTCGTAATCCGTGGCCTCGACAAAAACTACTGGCACTTGCGGAATGCTGTAGCCTTCTTTTTTCATTCGGTTGAGTGTTTCGAATCTTTGGTGACCGTCGAGAATGTAAATTTTACCGTCGCCCTTGTTTTCCCAAACCGCAATTGGGGTAGGAAAAACCGTCCTTTAAAATCTCCTTTTTAAGCTTCTCAAAGTTGTCGGTGGAAAGGGTTTTAAGCTCACCCTGCATTGGGTTTAAAAGGTTAAGGGCAAGCGCACCAGCGCCCTGGCATTCAATCTTAACGGTTTCCATGATTCCTCCAATTTGATTTGACGCTAGAACAAATAAAACTGAGTTGCAAGTCGTATCAATGCGAACCGGAAATGTTTAATGACCTTGTGTTTTATCATTCTAACAGGCATGATAGTTATATAATAGCGGAGGAAAATACCGTGCGGGAACGAGTGAAAATGCTGGATTGGTTTTATAGCCTCGCGCCAGCCAACATCTTGATGTTCCCTTTCTTCAAAGTCGTGGAAGACACGATGATACGGGTGGACCTTATTGGGTCCTCACGTGACCTATATTGGGCGAGTAATTGTTTGTGATCATAACGGAATGGTCCGTTTTTTAGGGAGGTTATAAATTGAAACCATTAACACCAGGGGAGCAATTTCAACTGCAACTGGATGTCCAGAATTTGAAAGTCGCGTGCGAAGAGATGAAGAAGGAAGTCGAAGTGCTTAGTGGAATTTACCAGCAGCTTCGCAACGGTATTTTATCTATCAGCACGTCGGTTGAATCTCATCATGAATTATTAAAAATCGTAGTGGAGAAGATCAATGGATCGAATGGCAAAGTTTAAAAAACTGGATGAGCACCCGATGCTCGGCAAGGACTACAAAAAACTTGCGCCATTGGAACTAGCGTTTTGCCAGTCATTCATCAGCGACACGAGCAACATGACCGACGATGAATTCGCGCACAAGGTGAACCGTCTCGGGCTGGCTGGAGAGTTGGAGAATTTTAAAAACAAAAGCTTGATCTGGGCGCTGCTCAGTCAATCTATCGAAACCGTAAAGCGAAACCGAAGGAGTTAAAAATGTCTACCGTAACGAACGAAGAAATGGACAGTTTTATCGCGGAAGTTCGTAGCCGCAACAGTTGCAAGCTGTCTCAGAATATCATCGACGACATATTTGCAGACCTGGACAACTGCACTTTCGACAACAAGCCGCTCGACCGCGAGACCCTGAACGTTGTCGTCCACAAGAACATCGTGAAGGAAAACCTAAGGAAGAATCTAAAATGAGCTACGAGTACAGTTTCCAATATCACGATGACGAGAACTGCGAGGACTACGAAGTGTTCGTGAACCTGCGCAACCACCATGAGCCGAACTATGGTGCCGACGCTGACGGCAACCGCGGACGTCCCGCCGACTTCGTGGAAGTGGAGGAATTCATTGTTTACCACAACGACCAAGAGGTGAAGGACCAACTCTTGTGCCGTCGTGCCGAGCGGTACTTCGATAAAATGCACCGCGATCAGGCCGTTGAGGAATGCGCGCAGGCCTACCATGAACCCCTTGAAAAAGAGTATGATGAATTCGATTGACAATTTTCATTATCGTAAAGGATTGTAAAGCAATGAAAAACTCCGCCGTGAAAACAATTGATGATTATCTGCCGAAAAAAGATTCCGAGAAGGTACTGATCCAGGCCAAGGTCCCAAGCGATCTTCATGCGCGCGTAAAAAAGGCCATGGACGCCGACGACATCACCTGGCAGGAGCTTATCGTCGCTTCGCTGGAACGGTACCTGGATGAACGGAAAGGGACGTAAGGCGCCCTGTAGGCAAATCTGCCAGCAACACGGCTGGCTTGTCGAATTCTGAAGCCGCCTTGTACTTTCTCCATATCTCAGCCATGTGTGCCTCGCCGTCCGTAACAACCGCAAAGCAGCCCTGCTTGATTTTTCTGACCAAGAACTCCCTTTGGTGCCTTTGTTGATTTATCGCAGCCCTGCGCCCACGCGCCTTGAGCTCAATCCAAACAGATATGGGTCCGTAGTTTCCGATCAGGTCTGGCAAAGATTCGCTGGCCTGTCTGCGCAGATATCGCCCGGCCATCGGGTTCCAAACCGCCGCCGTGTCCACGACAGACAAATCAAAGCCGACTCGATTCGCCCAGCCCAGAACTTCTAACTCGACCAATTTCTCCGGTCCTGTATTTCTCATTGACCTGAACTCCTGGTATGATTAATTTAATACTATGTCAGAAATTAATGCAACATTCCAGAAAATCAAATCGCTTCCATGTTTGGTTTGCCAAGGCAGGTCGGTTGATGTAGCGCACATCAAGTCGCGCGGCTCCGGTGGTGGCGACGAAGAGTGGAACCTAATGCCTCTTTGCAGAACACACCACACTGAGCAGCACAAGATTGGCGTGATCACTTTCACACAGAAGTACATTGGTGTTGCGTCTTACCTTTACGATCATGGATGGTTTGTTTCCGCCGGAAAGTTAATCAATGAACGACACGTCACAAGAGAAAGCATTCCAGACGACAGAGGAATCAACTGACGATTTCAAGGTCGTAGAACTGTTCAAGTGTCGACACGACCTCATTGAAATTCCAAATGAAAATATTCATTCACAAGCAGGTATGACGTTCACAATTCCAGAATCAATTTGGCGTTGTTCATCTTGTGGGACAAGATTTTCTCTCCGTAAACTGGACCAAAAGTAGGCAATCTGCTGATATAAAATGATATCATCTGTCACCGGTATTATAATACACGTCATGACAGATCAGCAGATGATCATTTTACTTGGCGGCGTGGTTTCTTTTTTGATATCAATCATCGGCTATTTCCTGCATCGACTGATTTCAGGGATTGACGATAGCGTGAAAGATCTCAAGGAAGAGATCTGCAAGGATTACAATATTCTCACAAATCACGTCGATAAATTGAAATATGAAATATCCGCTCTTGAGAAAACAGTTTCCAACTCAGGTGTGACGATAAACTACATTCAAAAGAAGATGGACGAGCTCCAGAAGACTTCGGACCTTGTCGCTTCAATTTCAAATCGACTCGTAGCTACCGAAACAAAACTCGATAACCTCGGGAAGATAATATTCGTTGGACAAAAAAAGCAATGAGTTAGGCCCAGGGGATAAGGAATCCGAGCAATTTCATTTCGCCAGCACCGTCCATAGTCCTGGGCTTCTCGAATACCCCATCACCTTCCCTGATAATACCATCCCCCGGACCCGTGTTTCCTTCTATGCTTAGAAACTTTCTTGAACTTGGAATAACCGACGAAACAATTCCGCAATGGCCCATTGCTGTTTTCCCGTATTGCCAAATGGCGACGGATCCAGGAACTGGTAAATTGGATCTGCATTCCCTAGGGGTTTTATGCCAAACCGTAAAGCAATGCTCGCTCTTAAATATTCTAGAAAAGGAAGCCTCGCCGCCGACTTCGTAAAACACCTTATCAACCCAAGCAATTTGAGATTGAACGTAACACATACACCAACTCTCTTTGACGGCTTTGGCGTCGACCGTTTTCTGCCACATCTCGATCAACTGACCTTTGTTGTCGCCGCCAACTTCTTTCATTCCGATCCAACGCCGAGCCTCTGCAATCAAAAATGGAGCCTTAAAGTCTTTATGAAACATTCTTACAGTCCATTGTTTGGAGATTTATAGATGACCTCTTGACAGAAAGTTCTCAGGCTTCCGTTGGAAGTTGTGACGGTCTTAACAACCCTCATTCCCGGAAACAACTTAATGAACGGTGAATAGCTTGATGGTGTTATATGTTCGCCGTAACCAGACAAGCTAGCTTCGGTCGTCTCAACCAGTCTTGCGACCTGAGCCCCGGACAGCACACCAGTCCTTGTTCCGATCGTAAATAGATCTCTCCAGACGCCAGATAAAGAATCAAACACTTGAACTTTCACCGTTAGATTTACGGTTGAGCTTGTGTTGATTGAAAAATATCCAAACTTAAAAAGCTTATAGGTTCCTGCGGACGGGTCGGAGCCAATAACAATATCAGTTCCTATAGTGTCGTTTGTGTTTTGATAAACTGTCTGCTGAATCGCCTTTGAGAAAGTGCTCATTTTTACCTCGGCCTAAATGCGATGCCAATTCCGCAGCCTTCACCATCGGTGATCGCTTGAAGAATATCTAATCGCAGTTGATCATTTGCATCGAATGTAGTTTTTGATAACACAGGAGCTGTAAATCCGGATTTTGATTGCCC